GACCGATGGTCGGCAGCGCCGGAATGATCCCCTGGATGAACGCGCCGAATCCGCGTGCGAACTCGACGATGCCGGGCGCCGCGACGTCCAGCGCGTCGCCGAGCGCGAGGAAGAACTCGGCGACCGCCGGGCCGACCGCCTTGGCGAACCGCTCGAAGATCGGAAAGACGTGGTTGAGAAACAGGTCCCCAAGCGCGACGAGGACCGGTATGATCGCCTCGGCCGCACCGCGTGCCGTGTCTAGGAAGTCCTTGATGGTGTTCTGGCCGCGCGACGACTGCAGGAAGTCCGCCACGCTGTCGGTCAGCTGCTGAAGCGTGTCCAGCAGGCCGTTGCCGGACTCGCGCGCCGCGCCGAGCACGGCGCCAACCGCGCGACCGAGGTTACCGATGATCTGCGCGACCTGCCGCAGGGCCTGCAGTCCAGAGTTGATGAACTCCTGCAGCTGTCCCGTGGCGCGCATCACCTGGATCCACTGGCTGAACCGCTCGACGATCCGCGTTACCTCGAACGCGATGAGCGGCAGGAAGCGTGAGCCGACCGTGACCACGTCGCGCAGCGCGACGGCGGCCGGGACCAGCGCCTGACGCAGCATGCTGAACGCGAGCTCGGTGTTGGACGCCACCTCGTCCACGTCGGTGAGCGTCGCGCCGCTTTGGGCGAACGCGGCCAGCTCCTTCGCACCGAGGTTGACGGTGTCGACGATGTTACCGAAGTGGGACTGGAGACGCGGTAGGAACGTGTCGGCCAGGCCACGGACGACGTCCTCCATGCCGGCGAACAGCCGGTCCTGGACCGAGTCGCGAAACGCGGTGATCGTGCCGCGTAGGTCCTCGAACACCTGAAGCGTGGCACGCGCGTTGGTGGACAGCTTGCCGATGTTCTCGGCGAACGCCTCGGGACCCTTGACGAAGTCCTTGAACGTCTTACTGACGTCGAAGAGTCCGACCGCGAGCGCACCGACGACGGACGCCGCCGCGACGCCCAGGGCCGGTAAGGTGACCAGCGCTCCCGACAGCGTGGCCGCCGCACCGGCCGCCGACAGGATGCCACCGATGACGGCGTGCCCACCGAGGGTTAGGAGCGACTGCGTGGTAAGCCGGATGCCGGGAACGATGCCGGTCGCGACGCGTCCGATCGACGCGAGCCCACGCGTGACCGGTTCCAGCTCACGGTCGAGCGTCCGCAGTTGCCGACTGGACGCGCGAAGCTGCTGGCGCAGCTGCCGCGAGAAGTCCCGGACCGTCGGCAGCACGTCGACGTAGACGGTCGCGATGACACCACCCGGCGCGGTCACGTTAGGCTCACCACTCCCATCGCGTGGAGGAACGTCTGCGACGCGTCCTCGTCACCTCGCCACCACGTGGGTACGTGCGACGTGTCCTGACGTCGACGGTACGCGCCACCCGGTAGCCGCCAGGTACCGACCTCCAGCTGCTGGTCGAGCTGCGTCCTCGGTCGACGTGGGTTGCGCTCGTCGGACTCGAGTCGTCGTGTCATCTCGTAGTAGACCACGTTGAGGAACCGTCCGAACGGCAGTCGGTGGAGGTCGATTCCTCGTCCTAGGTAGTGACCGTCGAGCTCGTGCCAGCGTCCTGGCTCTCGGACCCAGTGGACGATGCTGAGTCCGACGCGGTAGGGCGGAGCCCGTACTCCTCGAACAGCCAGCGCGTGATCCGACCGATCTTAACCTGTCCGATCGGACGCTGCTGGTCGCTCAGCCGCGCGATGAACCGCTCGGCGGACTCGGGAAACAGGACCATCCGAAACAGTGCGTGGATGATCTCCTTCTGCTGCTCGTTGGTCGCGTCCTCACCGCTGAGTCGCTCGACCTTGTCGGCGTACTCGAGGGCCAGCTCGGCGGCGATGTCCGGCGCGGCCTCGAAGACGTCCTCGTCGATCCGGAACTTAAGTGCACGTCGTGGTGACGAGAAGTCCATGATGTCGTCGTCGGCGGCCACGACGGCCGTAGGGTTGGTCACCTAGCTAGCGTAGCCGGCCGCGCGTGCTACCACGACTTAGTGTCCTATCCGGCGGCGCTGAGCGCCTCGAGCAGAAACTTAGTACCGCGCTGCCCCGACGAGCTGGCGACGACGACAGTGCCGATCCCGCTGGAGAAGGCGAGCGCCTTCTTTCGTGTGGGCTTGATCGGCTGGTGACGCGGTCCGTAGACGCCGGTACCGTCGTGCACGTACCGCGCGTAGTGCAGCGACGTACCGACGCGAACGCCCGCGCCGCCGTTCTCAATGATCACGTCGACGTCGATCGATCGTGCCAGGTCACCGCTTCGTGAGTTGATCCGTCGTCGTGCCTCACGTCGGACCCGGTTCCCGCGCGTGAGCATGTTGCGTGCGAGCGGTCCGGCCGGACTCCGAAGGAGGCGGTTGATCAACCGGTTGTTCACCTCGATGCGAACGCTGACGGCCACGGCTACCTCACCAGTCCCACCTGCGCCAGCAGCTCTGAGCCGACGCAGTCACCGGCCGGTCCCTGCGTCTCCTGGTCACCGAGGACGTAGTCGATGATCTGGTCGGTCTCACGCAGGCCACACAGCGTCGAGATCGTCTCGGTGAGCGTCACGTACGCGTCCGACAGCAGAACCTGCGCGCTCGCGTCCAGCTCGGAGCATGGGACCGAGATCGCGTTACCGGCCGGGATCGGCGCGCACCGGACGACCTGCAGTCGCAGCTCACCGACGAGCCACGGTAGGTCGCACGGTGTCGCTCGGATCGTCGCGCTGTTACCGATGCCGACCGAGCCTTCGGGAAAGCTGTCGGTCACGAACCAGCGGCGCACGGACACGGCGAGCAGCCCACAGTTGCAGCCGTCCCAGACGATCTCACCGGGTACCACGCAGGCGCGTTCGACCGGTCCCCCGATGCTGACGGCCAGCGCCGCCTCGACCTGGGTCACCAGTAGCTGCGCCACCTGGTAGAAGCCGGTAGGCCCACGAAGTTGCGCCACTACGACCCCGCCCTTCGGTGTGGTGGGTGATCGACGCTGTAGACACCGGATCGTCTCTTTAGTCCAGCGGGGTTCCAGGTGGCCACGAACTGGTCGACGAGGTAGAGTCCGGTGAGGCCCTCGCGGATCAGCTCGATGACGTTGGGAAACTGGATCGTCACACCCTGTCGGACCAACTGCGTGACGTTGCGCGGTAGCCGGCAGTCCTCGCCGTTTCGCGCGCGGATCAGCTCACACGCCAGCTCGCCGACCGCCCACGCCCCTCCCTCCGGAACCTCCAGGCCGTAGCGTGCCGTGACGGACCACGTGTTCGGCTGGGTATCCGCCAGGTTGAGGTCGTTGCAGGTCGGCCAGTCGCCGTCCAGGAGGACGAGACTACGGTTGTCGTCCAGTCGGTACGAGCTGCCGGACACGACGACGCCGTCGATCTTAACCTGGACGATGCTGTGCACCGGTGCCGGCAGCAATACCTCGGAGATCGACGAGCACGAGCACCCCTGCGTGCACCGACCGCAGACGACGTTGAACCACGCACCGTTGATCAGCGCGGGACTGATCCAGCTCGTACCGGCCCACTCGGTGTACCCACCGGACGGCCACGGTACGTCGGTGCACTCGCGTCGACACGGACGCAGCGTGACGTCGCACAGGCCGAACTGCCGGCCGGAGAGCGCCCAGACGACCTCCGTAGCCAGCGCGACGACCTCACCGGTCACCGTCGGAGACTCGCAGGACACGTCGCAGACCCACCTGACGTCCCACGGTTCGCAGGGCCCACCGAGCGTCACGTCGCACCTCCAGGACCAGCGTAGCGGCTACACGGCCGGTGGTGCGCCGATGGACAGGCAGACGTGCCACGTGATCGTGACCGACGCGTACTGCGTGGTCCCGTCGTTGACGTAGAAGGTCGCCGCGTACTCGCCGGGAGACGTGAACTCGTCGCCGTCCCACGCGTACGTCACCTGACCGGTGAGCGCGTCGGACACCGTGGCCGTCTCGACGTGTGGTAGGACGAACTGCCCCTGGATCACCTCGCTCCACTGGAAGGTGGCGGTGGTGAACCCCGTGAGGTTGATCACCATCCCGTCCGCGTCTAGGAACTGGTACTCCAGTGGGGGAGGTACCTCACCGACCACGAACGAGCCGAGCGCTACCGTCGGTCTCACTACACCACACTCCTAGGTTCGCGACCGGTGACACGACGTCGTGGCTCCCGGCCGGCCACGCGTAGCCGCGCGGTGGTCGTCGTCCCGACCGTAGCGGTGACGCGTAGTGGTCCGAGCACTGCGACGCCGGTTCCGCCGACGCTGCGTCGGCCGGTCGCGACGGCTAGCAGCGCGCCGAGACCGACGACGGACGACGCGACGACCGACCGTCGTCCGGTACCGGTCGCGGTCAGCGCGTCGAGCGCTGCGACCGTCACGGCCCGGATGACGCGCACGCCGGTCGCGGTCGTGAGCGGGGCACCGAGGACGGCGGTCGCCGTGCCGAGGACCTCGTCGCCCTCGGCGGTCACCGGCGTACCGGCGAGTGCCGCGACCTCGCCGCCGTTGAGCGCGTGGCTGTAGAACCGTAGGTTGTCGATCGCCGGTCCCGCGTCGCTCCACTCGGCGACGTTCAGGTCGTCGGCTCCCACGAACAGGGCGGTGCCGGCCGTGAACGTCTGCGTGCCGACGAGCGTACCGTCGTAGTACCGGGACAGCACGCCGGTGGCGCGGACGTAGGTCAACGCGAAGTTGTGACGCGTCGTGTCCGATAGCGCGCCGACGACCGAGTTGGCCGGCGTGGGGTTCGCGTTCGCCTGGTCTCGCGCCCGCGTGATCACGTTGGCCTCGTCCAGCGACAGCGCGCCCCAGACGCCGGTGTCGAGCCCCGCGTCCTCCCACCGGATCCACCACGTCGACCGCGTACCGAGGCCGTCGAACATGAGGGTGCGGTCGTCGGTCTCGGTGGCCGCGAGCAGCGTCGCCGGTAACGACACGGTGTCTATGCCGGTCTTACCGAGCGCACCGCCGTCCAGCGCACCGGCGCTGTTGACCTGCGCACCGTTCGTTCCCGTTAGGGTGATGTGACGTCCGTTACCGGACAGGTCGAGCACCGTGGCGCTGCCCACGTCGTCGAACGCGTACGCACCCTCGAGCGCCACGTGGGCCTCCTACGACGCGAGCGTTACCGACACGTCGAGGTCACCGACCGGGATCGTGAACGTGTCACCGGTCACGACGGCGTTCGCCGTCACGGTGCCGCTGAACCCAAACGTGCCGGCGGACGACGCGGTCCAGAGCGAGATGTGCGTGTAGTCCTCGGTGCCGGCGACGTTCGTCCACTGGACCTGCGCCGTGTTCGACACCAGACCGCCCGCCGACGAGCCCCACGTTACCTGAACCCGGTCGGTCTCGACGGCGACGTTGGCCGTCCCGTTCGCGCCCGGGTCCCCGACGTGCAGCTGGGCCCAGGTGTACGTTCCCACGAGGGTCGTCAGCGCGGCGTTACCCGCCGTGGACGACCAGCCGACGGCCACGACGACCTACGTCAGCGTGGTCGGACCGCACGTGGCGGTCGGCGGAGGAGTCGTCGTGATGTTCCAGAGCCAGTGGTCGACGTTCTCGACGGTCTCACCGACCGGTAGCCACGTCGTCGCACCGGGACCGTTGTCCCAGAGCGTCGACGCCGGGAACGTCTCCGCGATGAACTGCAACGTCGACCGCGCGTTCTCGATCGTGTAGCTGCCCACCTGCGTGTTACCCACGTGCGGCCACGCGTTGTAGATGTACCGCTGAACGCCGGACGCGTCGCACGCGCCGGAACCCGCGACGCGCTGCCAGACCTCCATGGAGAACTTGTTGTCCGGCTCGCCCTCCGACATGGCCCAGCCGGTACCGGTCACCGGCGTGGCCGCCGTGTCCAGGAGACGCGCGGACATCACGTACGCCGCGAGGACCGGGTCGACGTCGCACCAGTCGACGGTCAGCGAGAACCTCTTGAGCGACGGCTTGTCCTTCTGGTTGACGCAGAGCTCACCGTCGGCGTTACGCTCGACGAACTCCTCACCGTCCTCGTAGTCTGGTTCCATGACAACCTGGACGAAGCCCTTGGTGACGATGGTGAGCGACCCCGCGCCCGTCACCGGTGCGCCGCAGTCGTCGACACGGACGATCCGCAGGTGCGATCCCTTGATGGGGGCCGCGCAGATGGCCATTACTCAACTCCCTATCAAGGTTAGCTCGGCACGCCGAGCTCGATCTGTACCGCGTGGAGGCAGCAGTCGAACCCGAGCACGTAGGTCCGCTCGGCGAGCATCTCGACCGTGTTGTTGGCCCGGTCGACCGTCGACGAGAACGGGGGTACGAACACGCTCGAGCGGTACATGAACACCGGACCGGTGCCGTACAGCCACGTGGTCGTGGTGCCCGGATCCACACCGTTTGGCCCGGTACCCGGGTAGCCGGCACCGACCGCGACGAGGTTGCCGGCCGTCGTCTGAAGCTGCCGGCCGAACTGCCCGGAGCCGACGTCACGACCACCGACCGGCGCGACGAGGTTGTACGCGACCAGCGTGGGCAGCGCCTCGATCGGCACGTGAATCACGCCCTGGCCGCCGTAGCAGTCCGCGATCGCCTTCTCGAGTCGACCTAGGCCGGTTGCGACGTCGACCGCCGTTCCGGTTACCGCCGTCGACGTCGTGGGCTGTAGGATGATGCCGGCGTTGTCCTGGACGGTCGCGGTGGCCGCCAGGTGAGGAAACGCCAGCGTCCGTCCGTCGACGAGTCCGGTCCAGAACGTGTACTCGACCTGCCACTCCTCGACCTGCGCGAGCGCGGTCGCGGCGATCCGCTGGGCGTCCTCGTTGCCGACCGGCGAGCAGTCGAAGCGGGTGTACACCGTGAACGGCGTCGCGCCGCGCATGACCCGGTCGACGTTGGCCGCCTTGGTGGTCGGCTGCGGGACGACGCCCTCCGGAGCGCCGGTCGTGGCGATGCACTCGTCGTAGGTCGTGTCGCCCATGTTCTCGGGACAGTACGAGTCCCACGTGACACCGTTCTGCCAGTGCGACGACTCCGTGTTGGGTCGCTGGACGACGCTCAGCAGTCCATACCGCGAGGTGGTGAACGTAGGTGCGTCGACGAGCTGTCGAGGTCCGGCCACCTACGTCACCTCCTCCGGTAGGGCCGCGTCGGTTGCGATCTGGTGTCCTACAGGTTGCAACCGCTGGTCGACGCGAGCTGCGCGCCGGTCTTACCGTTGACGCAGAAGTTGATCGTGTACCGACGCGACTCGTGACCGACGCGGGCGATCAGGTGGCACTCCTCGGACCAGGCGGCGGTGTGATCGTTCTCGGCGTTCAGCACGCTGTCGCGGACGACGCCGAGGTTCAGCTCGAGGCCGTTGCCCTGCACGAACGTGCCGGCGGCGTAGAGCATGAACGTCGCGGAGGTCGGCCACGAGGTCATCGCGGTCGCGTTACCGAACTGGCTCGCGCCTCGAACCTGCCAGTCGTTCACCCACTGGACGCGGATGTTCAGCGC